AAAGGATATACAACAATAGAACAAATTGAAAACTATCTACTCACAGACATAGATTTAGGTTTCTATGACCAGATAGAAGATTGGATTGCAATGGCAGAAGATTATATAGAGAAAGAAACAGGAAGAGTATTCGTAGCAGATGAGACAGCGAGTGTTAAACTCTACGACGGCAACGGAGAAGGAGTTCTGTTCATAGATGACGCAGTTGAGATTACAAGTGTTAAAATCAACGGAGAAGAAGTAAAGTTCTACCCATACCCAGTTAATAAAACTCCAATAACAAAGATAGCAGTCGCAGGAAAGTTTACAAAAGGAAAACAAAACATATCAGTAGAAGCAAGATGGGGATACTCAGAAACGGTTCCTCACTCCATAAGACAAGTAGCAACAATACTTGTAGCAGGAATGATTGAAAAAGGTCTCAGTTCTAAGGGAGAGTTAAGGTCAGTATCATTAGGTCAATATAGTGCGACTTTTGAAAGTGGGATAAGGAGCAGAGAGAGACAGACATTTGAAAGCGTAATAAAAGACAAAGAGAGACAAACATTTGATATGTTAAAAAGATTCAAAAGATACTCATTAACAAACATATGATAGAGATGTTTTTAACAAAAAAAGTAGACATTTACAGATTATCAGATGAATCAGGCGATATGGAAAAGTATGAGAGCATCTACACTGATGTTCCTTTTCACATTCAGCCATTAGATGATTCTTTTGGAGAGGATTTATATGGAGCAAGAGGTAAAGATTTTATGGCGGCTACAAAATTGCAAGACATTCAAGAGTATGATAAAATAGTAGAAGGAAATAATGAATACATAGTAGTAGGTATATCAAAAATGGATTTTATGGGAGAAAAGCATCTACAATTAAGAATTAAACTACAAGAAAATGGAACCAAGCATACAATTTAGAGTGGAATTGCAGAACTCACAAGAGTTCATAGACGCATTATACAGATTCCCTGGAGACTTAGATAGGGCAATCTATGAAGCATTAAATGAAACGATGTCAAAGATATTAACGAGAGCAAAACAGAACGCACCAGTTGATACAGGAAGGTTGAGAGCAGATATCAAAGCGAAGGTAAATAAGAAAGAGTTAAACGGAATAATATGGAACGATGTAGAATATGCCGTCTATGTCCACGAAGGTCATAAGACTAAAAGTAAATACATAGAGAGAGCAATTTACAATAATCAGAAAGCAGTTCAAGATAGGATGCAAAGAAAATTAGAGTTATTAACTAAAAGAGGACTAATATGATTCAGACGATTTTCAATAAAATAAAAGATGAGTTAGAAACGCTCCCATATATCAAGGGAGTATACGAGCATCCCCAGAACGACCCTGAGGGATACCCTTACTGCTTCTTAGAGTGGATTCAAAATGAATCAGAGGTATTGAGTAATGAATCAGATAGAGTTATAATAATATATAAGATAACGATGGTCCAAGAAAAGATAGAAGACCTAAAAGGCAGAAAGCAGGCGGAAGCGACGATTATGGACAGACAATGGAAATTGGAAAAGTTATTCAGAGATAACAATAACCTGCAGTTAGATTGCGTGTTAAGAATAGAACCTGTTCAATCGGTTAAGAGTTATCAAAATGAAAGAATAATAACAGAAACAATATTAAGAGTTCAAGCAATTGCCAGCGTAAATTATAAATAAGTAATAAAATAAAAAAAATATGACAACTATAGGAAGAAAAAGAAAAATCGGGATTGCTATTGAATCTGTAGCAGGAACAATAGAAAGTCCTACAATGCAAATCCCATTTTTAGACCTTACCTTAGAGCCAAGACATACTCCAATCGGTGATGTTTCTGCCAGAGGAACACGAATGGAGCAAGGATGCGGTTCTGTAGAAGGAAAGAAATGGGGAGAAGGCACAATACAAGCAGTGCTAAATCCCAAAACATCTCCTTACTTGTTAGCATTGGCATTAGGAGATATATCATCAGCCCCATCGGGAGCAAACTTTAAGCACACCATCAAAAGAAGTGAAGGTGATGCTTTAACAGCCTCCATATATGTTGACAACATTGTCAATGAGGAAGTATACGCTAACGCAGTAGTTAATAATTTAGAAATATCATTTGCAGATGATGTAGCAAGTATCAACGCAGATATATTATCTAAATACCCAGTAGAGCAAACAGCTTCTTTAGATGCGGAAACAAAATGTCCAATTCTTTACACATTTGCTAACGCAACGGTAAAGATTGGAGGAGAAGAAGCTAAGGTCAGAGATTTTAGTCTATCAATAGCAAACAACGCAGAATTGATATACAACCCAAGCGACAACGATGTCTCTGAGATAGTTTGGAAGTCATTGAATATCAGTGGCAGAATATCAATGATATTCAAAGACACGACAATGCTTGAGAACTATGAGAACTTGGTAAAGAAAACAATGGAGATTACATTTTCTAACGGAACTAATAACTCCATCAAAATTACAATACCAAGTTTTAGAGTTGATAACTGGAACAAATCAGGTGGCAATGATGATATTGTTCACGAGGAGTTTGACTTTGTAGTAGAAGACAGCATTGGCAACGAGCCTATAACTGTAGAGGTTATCAATCAAACTGAGAATTATATTAAAGGAGAAGAGAGCTAATAATTAGTTAAATTAAGAGACATATGGAGATAATTACACCTACAAAAAATCACAAGGTTGAACTCAAGGATTGGATTACTGGCCGTGAGCAACAGGAGATAATGAAACCAATCACAGATACTAAAATGACGATATCTTCAAAGGGAGAATCTTCAACAGAGATTAACATTGGAGAAGCACAAAGAAAATCAACAGAGAAGGCAATAGAGCTTGTAGTAATCTCAATAGATGGAGATAAGAAAGACATTCTAAACAGAGTATACGATATGCCGAGCAAGGACTATGATTTCATAGTTAAGAAAGTTGATAGCATTGTCAAGGGAGATGATTTTCAGCAAGCCGAATAGATTCTAAGAGGTGGTATAGGTTAGGCAAGTTGACAGAGCCAATGCAGATAGTAGAGATATGTGAACTATTCGGCTGGGATTATCAAACATACTTAGACCAGCCAATTTGGTTTATTCAAACAATCATAGACAAATTGGAGATTGACAATGAAAAAATTAAAAAATTAAAGAGAAAAAAATAAATGGCAACACTCTCCTTTATCATAGAAGCACAAAATAGAGCTGGTCAAACAATCAAAGAGGTAGAATCTCAAGTTAAGGGACTAGAGGGAAAAGTGAAAGATATGCAACCAGCTTTTCAGAAGATGGCGTTGAAAGGAACGGCTGCTTTTACAGCTATTTCTTTAGGAGCTAAAAATGCCATTGACAGTGCTTCAGAATTTCAAGGAATATCTACAGACTTTTCAAGAATGACTGACCAGATAGGAATTGACGGAGATAAGCTTATTGATAAATTAAACGAGGTTTCAATGGGTACTGTTTCAAATACTGATTTAATGCTTTCTGTTAATAAAGCTATGGCTTTAGGAGTTGGTAATAACATTGATGATATTACAAAATTAATGGAAATTGCTAGGCTCAAAGGTAGAGCTTTGGGATTAGATACAACACAAGCGTTTAATGATATTGTTACTGGTATTGGTAGGGGTTCTCCTTTGATTTTGGATAATTTAGGTATTATTATTAAGCAAGAAGCGGCACAGAAGGCTTATGCAAAACAATTAGGAAAGACGGTTGATGAAATGACAGACGCAGAGAAGTCGCAGTCTATTTTTAATGCAGTAATGGAAAGCGGAACAAAAGATTTAGAGCTTGCAGGAGAGTTATCATTATCTTTTGGAGAAAAAATGCAACAGATTAGAAAGGAAACAGCAGACGCTTCTGTTAGTTTAGGAGAATCTTTATTGCCCGTAATTGAAACATTAGCAGATATAATTATTCCGTTAATAAAAAATATATCAAAATTTGCAGAAGAAAATCAAACACTTGTTAGAAATATAATAATAGCAACAATGGCAATAACTGGAATAATAGCGGTTGTTGGAACATTGGGATTACTATTGCCATCATTGATTGCAGGATTCGGTGCATTCGGTGCAATTCTTTCATTCATTATGTCTCCAATAGGATTAGTTGTAGGAGCAATTGCGGGACTGATAGCGGTTGGAGTTTTACTATGGAAGAATTGGGAAGAAATATCTGATAAAGCGACGATGATATGGAATAATATCCTTAACCTTATAAAAGGAATACTTAAAAAAATCGGTGATTTTATATACGATTATATTTCTTTCTGGGTAGGACTAATAGATATGTTTCTTAATATATTTGGTATTTCAGTCAAAGACATTCAAAATGCCATTGAAAGTATGATGACATACATTAAGAATATATTTTCAACAGTTTCAGAAGAAGTATCAAAAATATGGAATGGATTATGGGGAGGAATCAAAGATATGGTTAATTCAGCAGTTAATTTTATGAAACCAATTATAGATGGTTTTGTTAGTTGGTTTCAAGACAAGTTTGATGTCATCGGAGATATTGTTTCAAGTGTAAAGGGTGCAATAGATAGTATCGGGTCAACGATTGGAGGGGCAGTATCTTCGGTTTCTAATATAGGAAAATCTATTTTAGGCGGATACCAGTTTGGAATAGATAGTGTTCCACGAACAGGTATGTATATGCTTCATAAGGGTGAGTCAGTATCTCCAGCAGGTTCAAGTAATAGCATCGTAGTTAATATCAACGGAGGATATTATATGTCAGAAAGAGCGGCAGAAGACATAGGAGATAAAATTATAGAGAGATTAAAAAGAGAAGTTAAATTATGACAATCATAAAAATTAACTCAATAGATAGGACATCTGATATTGATGTTAATACAATAGTTAAAAATGATAAGATTGGTGGCAACAGTTCTCTTGATTTTAGATTGATAGAAAAAGACACGATTGAGAGTCCAGAGATAAATAATGATGTTGAGTTAATAATTGACGGAGTAAAAGAGTTTGCGGGAATAATAACAAGGATAGAGAGAGTAGCAGACGCAGGACTGACATCAAAAATGTTCATATCCTGCGAGGATTATACAAGTGTTCTATCAAGATATATCGCTACAGAAAGATATAGAAGAAAAACAGTTAAAGAAATAATTGAAGACCTAATTGATAAGTATGGTAGAGATTTTTTTACAACTAATAATGTCAATTGTGATATACCAGTAGAGACAATAGTATTTGATAAGATTAGCTTATCTGAGTGTTTGAATAGGTTATCAGAGTTAACAAACTACAGTTGGTATGTTGATTACGATAAGGATATAAACTTCTTTGAAAAATACGATAAATTAGCTCCTTTCTCAATAAGAGATGATAACGGCACATATATTCAAAAAACACTACATATTGTTCAGGATTCAAGCCAGTTGAGAAATAGAGTTATGATTAGAGGCGGTGAGGTTGAAGGAAACTTGAGAACAGAAATATATAACAGTGATGGTGTTAGGACAACATTTTCATTAGTTAATAAGTTTGGAACAGTTCCAGAAGTTAGAGTTAACGGAGAATTAAAAACAGTAGGTATTGACTACTTAGACGCAGAAGAAAGTTTTGATTGTTTCTGGAGCTTTGGTGAAAAATATGTTAGATTTAGAGAAGCACCAGAGGTTGGAGAAGTTTTAATATCAGGGCGTCCACTTTATCCTATTATTATTCAAGTTCAAGATGATGATTCTGTTGCTAAGTATGGAGTAGCAGAGTTTTTCAAAGAAGATAGAAAAATTAAAAGTATTGAAGAAGCTAAACAATTCGCACAAGCAGAGTTAGAAGCATATTCAGAAGAGATATATGAAGCGGGATTTACGACAGATAGAAAAGGATTGAGAGCAGGTATGGTTATTAACATAGAGAGTGAGAGTTTAGGAATTAACGAGGATTTCTTAATACAGAGAGTCTATCTGACATACGAGAGCAATACTAAAATGTATTACGAAGTTAGTTTAGCAACATTGAGAACACTTGGTATAATTGATTTTTTAATAAGACAACTACGCATCGGAAACAGAATTATTGAAGAAGAGATTGATGAGATATTAGTAAGACCACTATTCATTTCAGAACAGTTAGAAATAGAAGAAATTAACAAGATACAGGAGCCAGAAATAGTCCCAGAAGAAGCACTTGAAATATCTGAGGATGTGTACGATAATAATGTAGAACCAACATTTGTCTACGCTCCTTACTTCCCAACAGGAATTGATGACGAAAAAGTAAAAGGAGTTTTTAATATATCTAAGTGGCAATAAAATATGAAAAAAACAAAAAATAAAATGAAAATTAAAGGTATTCACACAGCATTCTTTATAAGAGATGGAGAGGTCATCAAGATTGATATAGTTGAAAACATAGTAACCAATAAAGGGATTGAAACTATGTGGAAAAAGATGGCAGGAGAATACTCGGAAGCATTGAGAATTGACAAAGCAGTTTTAGGGACAGGAGAAACAAACCCTCCAGCAATCACAGATTTAGAACTTGAAACTGAAGTTTACAGAAACAATGTTATATCAGCAACAGCAGAAGATAACATAATGTATGTTGACGCTTATTTCAGTCAAGCAGAAGTTACTGGAACATTTAAGGAGTTCGGATATCTTATTGATAATGATGTGTTGTGGAATAGAGTTGCGGTTAATTGGGAGAAGGAAGAAACAGACGCACTATTAGTAAGAAGCACTTTCACGATTACAAATAAAGAAGAAGAAAGTTAAAAAATAGAAATATGGCAAGACCAAAAAATACATTTAATGCTGGAGACCCTATCTTAGCAGAAGAAGTAAATGAAAACTTTGAAGAGGTGTGGAAAGAAGTTAATCTCTACGGAGAGAGTGAAGAGGGTTCAGATGCTTACGCAATAGAGTTAGGATTAACAGAACTCAAGAAAGGAATGATTATTGCTTTTAAGGCAGATGTAGCGAATGTTGATAGGACATATACTACATCTTGCACATTAAATGTTGATAATCTCGGAGCAAAAGAAATACTAAAGATTAGCGATGATGGATTGATAAGATTAGATAGTGGCGATATTCAAGCAGGTCAGATAGTTCTTGTTGTCTACGATGGAACGCAATTTCAATACATTAACAAACCAATAAAGTATAATCAAGGAATAGGACACAGAAGTACTTCAGCAAGTGG